TCATTATGGTCATGGAAAAGACAAGAAAAGAAAAAATAAGTCTAAAAAAAGTAAAATGGGTAAGAAGAAAAAAAGATAATGGTTAAAGTAGCATCTATAACAAACATTATCAAAGGTCTAAAACCTAGACAACAAAAGACTATGAAAGCACACGCTAGACATCATAGCTTGAAACATATGCGATCAATGGCAAGAGCCTTAAAAAAAGGTGCTACTTTTCAAACTGCTCATAATAGAGCCATGAGAAGTGTAGGCAAATGAGTGGATTTACTACTACCGCTACTTTATCAGAAATGATAAATAAAATGCGTTATAGAAAAAGGAGAAAAACAAGTGGCAAAAAGAAAAAGAAGAAACGTACCAAAAGATAAAAAGACAAAGATACCTAAAAAGTATCTATCAGGTCTTAAAGGTGCAAAAAGATTATCAAGAGCAAGATTATTAAAATCTATGGCTTCTTTGTATAGATCAGGTGCTACTATTCCTTTATCAATGTTTAAAGCGAGAGTAAAATAATGGCTAGAAGAAAACCTTTATCTGCAAGAGTTGTTGCTACACTAAGAGCAAAAGCAAAGAACAGAAAAAATATTACACTAGGCCAATTAAGAAAAGTATATAGACGTGGACAAGGTGCTTGGCTTGGTTCAGGTTCAAGACCAAGAATACCAATGTCAGCTTGGGCTATGGCAAGAGTTAATAGTTTTCTTAGAGGTTCAAGAAAACACGATACAGATTTAAGAAGAAAGAAAAAGAAATGAGTAATAAATCAGCTTTACAAAAAATAGAATCCCACGAAAAACTTTGTCGTATAATGCAAAAAGCAACACACGATAAAATTCACGATCTACAATCTCAAATAAACAGAATTGAAAAAATAATGCTTATCTCAGTTGGTGCTTTAATCAGTTCAATGGGATATGTTATTATGATCTTGTTAGACAAGCTGTAAAACTTTACATTTAAGTAAAATAAATATACAAGGATAACTTGTATGAGTCATAAGAAAATTCTAGTAATTTCAGATATGCACATTCCATATCATCACAAAGATTCAATAAAATTTTTAAAAGAAATCAAAAAAGAATTTAAACCAGATACAGTAATTAACATTGGCGATAGTTTAGACTTTCATGCTATCTCAATGCACGACAGCAACCCTGATCTTTTTTCTGCTGGACAAGAATTAACAGAAGCTAGAAAGTACGTAAAAGAATTAGAAGATATATTTCCTATAGTTACAGAAGTAGATAGTAACCATTCTAGTCTAGTTTATAGACGAGCATTGAAGCATGGAATGAGTAAAGAGTTTTTAAGAGATTATGGAGAGTTCTTAGGCACTAAAAAATGGAAATGGGTAGATGATTTAACACTTACAATGTCTAATGGCCAAAGATGTTTTTTTACTCATGGTAGAAGTGCTGACATATTAAAGGTTTCACAAACTATGGGTATGAGTGCAGTACAAGGCCATTATCATACAAAGTTTGTAATATCTTGGTGGGCTAATCCTGATAACTTATTCTTTGGATTAAACGTAGGTTGTTTGATAAACCAAAAGTCTATGGCTTTTGCATATGCTTCCTATGGTTTTAAATCAAAAGGGAGATTGGATAGGTAAAATTGTTTAGATTAAAGCCACAGAGAGCCACAGAGAGTGCTACTAAACGTCAAGTTGGGGGTAGGCACTACACAAACTTTAAAATACAGCCTATAGAGTTTATACGAAAGAATAACCTATCATTTATACAAGGTTGTATAATTAAATATATATGTCGTTATGATAAAAAAAATGGTAAAGAAGACTTAGATAAGATTATACATTATTGTGAATTAGAAAAAGAATTTTTAGGAGATTGAAATGTGGTTGAATTTATTATCTATGGGTGTAAAGACAGCATCTCATATTTATCAAAATAAACAAAAAACAAAACAGTTAATGTCAGATGCTCAGATGCGTCATGCAGAGCAAATGGCGAAAGGCGAGATTGAATATAAAGCGAAAGTTATTGAGAGTAATAATCAAGGTTGGAAAGACGAATTTGTCCTTATTCTCGTATCTGTTCCTATTTTGTTATTGGGTTATTCTGTTTTCTCTGACGACCCTACGATTCGTGATCGAATAGATTTATTTTTCGAGTATTTTAAAAACTTACCTTATTGGTATCAAGCTATTTTTATTGGAGTAGTTTCTGCTATCTATGGCCTTAAAGGTGCAGACATCATGCGTAAGAAATAGTATAGTGTCCAAATGGACAAATTAAAAGTTGATGCAGTAATCACAGATTTAGAATTACAATTAGAAACTCATAACAACCCATATGGTAGTTATGTTAATTTTAGATTTATAGATACTTTTCCATATTTCACAAAAGTAAATGAGATGGTTCACGAAGTTAAAAGCAGAAGTGATGTTGAACTAATTAACTTTGAATATTCTTATACAGGAATCCACGAAGATACAGATTTAAAACATTTTGATATTACTAGAAACTAGGGTGGTAAGAGAGAGAGAAAACCACCCTAGTATTTTGGGTCAATTCAAAGTGATAGCCATGTTTAATAAAACTATCGTTATTCTTCCCAAAATTCTTTTAACGAGTGGCCAAGTCTCCCTGACCACTCTATCTGATAGCTGATAAATGGAGCAATTATATTCAACTTTCGCTACCAGAATTCTTTAAACCTTTGTACTCAAAGCTAAATCTCTTTTCAACTCTGATTGTTTTAAGCTAACATACTTATCAAGATTGTTATAATGGTATCTAGCTTTTATCAACTGTTCTTCTGCCTCTGCATATTGCTCTACAACCTTTGTATATTCTTCATCAGTTCTAGCTTTATGTTCAGCTTCAATAACAGTTTTGGTATCTAATTTATATTTAAGAAATAATTTAGAATATGTAGCCTTACGACCCTCATCTAATACAATTACTTTCTTATGCCACTTAGACCATTCAAGTGATGCTTTTTCTAATTCTTCATAAGATTTATTACTAAGACTCATAATACTATAACTCCTAATACAAAGCCTACTACAAAGCAAATCCATTCTCTACGATAATGTAACTCTAACACTTTCCAATCGTTTTTAGTTTTTCCAAATATCATCATGGGTATAATAACATCTCCTCTGCTTCTTCTTCTAATTGTTTTATTTGTTGTTTCAAGCTATGATTTTCTTTTTCTAAAGCATCTATCTTTTTAGTTAATCCTTTATGTTCCATATACATAGCTTGTAGTTCTTCTCTCTTAAAAGCGAGATCACGTTTTAATTGTTCAATCTCGTTGATAAGTTTTTTTGACATATTTAAAATGGTATCTCATCGTCCATATCGTCCATCTTCTCAACAGGCTTTGCGTGTTCTGGTGCAGATGGTTGAGCCTGTGTCATTGGTACTTCATTGTATTGTGGCATGGCCTGACCAATAGGTTTCATACCATCTATGTTTGGTTGTGGTTTATATGGTTTAATCATGGCAATAGTATAAACTAATTGTACATTTCCTTTATCATATTTATGAGGATTTTGTATTTCCTCTGTTTTTGCCATTTCTTTTAACTTATATCCAGCGTTATGATATTTTTGTACTTCTGGTGTCATAAACCATTCAGTAATTTGAGATAAAGTGTATTTTCTTTTTGTTAAACTACAAGTGTATTTAACAGCACTTGAATCTCCGCTATATTCATATTTAGGGGTTCGATTTCCTGTTGGTTTTAATTTTTTTGTTAAACCACAAAAAGGTAAATCAAATTTATTTTGTTGGTACATTTTTTCCTCGTTTTAGTTGATTGTATTTTCTAACACTTTCATTAAACAATAACTCAGATTTATGACAACTTAGTAATCCAAGAAATGCTTTTAAGTGTTCCTTTTTATATAAGATATGTCTAGCTTCAAAATCTGCACCATCTTTAGGCAAACGAACTATATACATCTTATTGATCTTCTTTCCTGTTTGTTCTTCATATGCCAACTTATATCCATGAAGTTGATGCACCATATTTAAAAACAAACCCTTAGAAGTTTTTATATCTATGAGCCACAGATTATTGTCAGGGTCTTTAGCAATTAAATCTAAAGTTCCACAAAACCCTCTCTCAGAGTATAAAATCTTTTCGGACTCCACTACTTTTAACTTATGCTTTGTCCAAAACCTTTTGAACTTATCAAAGCAACCTTTTACTACAGGGTCGCTTGGGTCAGTAAATTTTTCTCCCTTTAGCCACATCTCACAAAATTTGTGAACCATAGAGCCAATGTTTAAAATATTATCTCCTTGTTTTTTTGCATTAGTTTTAGCATTTAAAACAATAGCTTCTATTTTATCTATTGGTATTTCCTGACGTTCCATCTCTTTTTTAATAGCATTGACCATATTGCTAATTTTCCAATTCTCTAACATTGGACTAGCTAATTTTCCAAGCAATGTACTCATACCAACAACGTATTGATCGTTGTGTATATAAACGTGCTTATCTTCGTTAAACTCTATCTTGTGGCCATGCTCTGTGGTTATTATAGTCATGTTCTCTCCTTT